TCGCCTGAGCTGCCTATCTTCGCGAAGTTGCCTGAGCTGCCTATCTGCGCGGAGTTGCCTGAGCTGCCTATCTTCGCGGAGTAGCCTGAGCTGCCTATCTTCGCGGAGTAGCCTGAGCTGCCTATCTTCGCGTTGTTGCCTGAGCTGCCTATCTTCGCGTTGTTGCCTGAGCTGCCTATCTGCGCGGAGTAGCCTGTTTCGACCTTATCACTCGGCATATTTTTTATCGTTTTCTCGTATACGAAATCTATACAGGCTTTGACGAAACCGGCAAAACCAAGCTTTACGCCGATTTTGATAGTGCTTGTGGCGAATTTTCGCCCATCATCGGTAACAGGCTCGTCGATAGCTTCTACGGTCGTAAATTCGCTGAACTTGCCATCTTCGCGCACCAGCGGGTAATGGTCCAGCACATCAAACGGATTAACGCAGTAGTGCGTAACCCCGCCGACGCATACGCCGTGCCCGTTTTTCTTGTAGGTTTTGCCTTCTTCGTACTGATACCCCCTGCACACAAGGCCGGGCTCATAGGCTTTGTAGCCGTGTTTGTTGTCTGTCATGGTTGTTCCCCTTTCACTTTTGCGTAGATCGCTTTTAAGTTTTCAAGCTCGTCGCTGCTGACATTCTCCCTGTGCTGCTCAACGCCTAGTCGCTGCTGTTCGCGTTCTTTCAGCGGATAGACATCCTGCCAGCATTTAACGATGCTTTGTTCAAGCACCGATTTCCACTGCTCCGGCGGAAATTCGTTTTTAAGCTTTGTCACTAAAAGCTGCTTTGCCCTGTCAGTCATGGGCTTTCTGATGCTCCGGCGCATTTTCTCGAAGTCTTTCAAAACGGCCAATAAATCGCCATCACCGGCCGCGAAAGCGGCGAATGCGTCAGCATCGCGCGCACGCGCGCTTTTGTCTTTGTCTTTGTCGATTGTCTTATTGTCTTTGTCGATTGTCTTATTGTCTTTGTCTTGTGGGCATTTGCTTGCACTTGCTGCATTTGCTTGCAAATGCTCTTTTTGTTCGCAAGTGCTCCTTTTGCTTGCACTTGCTGCATCACGCCGCTTTTGAGACAACTCATCCTTTGATAAAACATCTCTATCAATCTGCGCCCTCATCATGGGGAATAAGAATCGTTCGTTCCCGTTGAGCTGCGGAACTTCGCCCGACCTTGCATAGGTTAACAAGGAAGTGAAAAGTCTCCCCCTCTCAGCGTCACCGAGCGGCTCTATCGCATCGAGATAATCAACAAAGACCTTGATATAAGTTATCTCGGCCATAGCTCACCCTAAAATGGAAGGTCTCCATCGTCCGGCAGCTCTTCAAAATCTGCTGCGGATATATCGGGCGAGGGTACGGATGCAGCGCGGCGGCTCTCACCGAAATAGACATGCTCTGCAACGACCTTTGCGGTAACTCTTCGCTTGCCGTCGTTGTCCTGCCATTCGTCCATTGCAAGCCTGCCCTGCACAACTATCATGCTGCCGGTCTCGAAGTATTTGCCGACGAAGTCAGCCGTTGAGCGCCATGCCTCGCAGTTTATGAAATCCGTCTTGGGCTTGCCGCCCTCGCTTCCGGCATAGTCGCGCTGACAGGCGACCGTGAATGACGCAACCGGGATGTTAGTCCGCGTGTATCGCGTTTCGGGCGTTCTTGTCAGTCTTCCCATGATGGTTATCTGATTAAGCATTGTTTCTCCTTTCAAATCCATGATTTGCCGAACACTTCCATGAACTTTTCGTGTCCGTATAGTTCTTCAAATCGTTCCTGGCACTCACGTTTTAAGCGCAAATCAAAATCGCGGTTTCGGTGTACGCTGTATTCTGCGCCGGTGTGCCAGTCCCAGCGCAGCCATACCCAGCAGCCCCATTTGTCGGCGGCTTGCCTGCGTCCTCCGCCGTATACATGGTGCCGGTTTAGACCCTGTGTGTCGCCGGTGATGTAGCATTCCCGGCGGCTCTGCATGATGCTATCTGCCATCCCACGCCTCCAAAAGCGCCTCGATCTCGTCCTGCGGCCTTGTCTCAATGTCCAGTGCCCGGCAATCCTGTATCAGGTTGTCGATAAGCATTGACATCTGCCGTGTGTCGAAGTCTGAGCTGCCCATGTGGAAAAACACATTTGAATAACCCGTGTATGCCGGTTCTTTTTCCGCCTTGCGGCCGATGTGCCCTTTCTGCCAGCCGGTCATGGCCGCATCGGTGTATTCGTCGGGTATCAGCGCTATGTAATACAGCGTCGGGATATCCAGCAGCGCATTTCGGTAAACTTCTTCTGGGCTTATCCGCGTTGCAAGCGATATGTCGTTTATCAGCTTCCATGCATAGGCGTTAGCATCCAGACTGCGCTTTTTGCACGTTTTCTTGATATCGTACTCGCCCGGCTTGAAGCTGTAGCAGAAGCGCCGCGCCTCATCTCGGGAAACCGTGAGGATTATTCCATCCGGCGTAAGCTCCGCTTTACTGATCTGCATTTTTCTCAGCCTCTACGCATTTATCGCAAAGCACCTTGCCGAATTTCTTTTTCGTGCCCTCGCTCCACTTTCGAAGGGAAATGGGCTTGCCGTCAGCGCCGAAATAGATAGTCAGCGGATGATTGCACTTTTCGCAGCGGCAAACTAAATCCTCTTTCGGCTTTGCAGGCTGCTCGACAGGCGGCTTGCGGTCAGTGGGCTTGCGGTAATATTCATCGTTGCTTGGGTCTGCGTCGGGGTCGTCGCCGGTGCTGATCTTGTACATCTTCATCAGCGCATATTTATCGGCGTAGGTCATGGCCTTGCCGCTGCCTTTGTCCTGCGCGTCGATGCCTTCCGCAAAAGTGGTTGTTTCAATGTATTCGTCCGGGTTATCAATATTTACGAAGCGGTAAACCGTCTCAATGCGTTCAAAAAACGTCGTCTTTTTGCCGGGAATGCCGTTGTAGTTGGTTTCGCTTTCAAGCTGTTCGCTTTCAAGGACGGTGCGCGACGCGGGGTAACTGTAAACGCCGTATTTAGCTTCAAGCGGCTTTACATTATCTATAATGTCGCGTTCGGACACTGCCTTGTAGCCCTTGCCCTTGCCGGTATCAACATGCAGGTTTTTACCGACGGTGTTCAGATCGGCGGTTATCGCAGCCATGCGCTGGTAGATGTTCAGCGCCGTATCTCTTTTGATTTCTTCCATACCGCACCTACTTTACCGACATGTTCATGCGCTCGACCAGCTTACAGCCGGGTATCTCCTGACCGGCTTTGAGCGCCGCTGTAATGGCTTTTTTGTCCGGCGCGGTCGTTACCTTTGTCGTGATGTATTCCTCCGGGCACAGGCTCTCATCGACCTCGGCAGCCGTGCTCTTGCGCCACGACACCGCGACCTTCGCGGTCTGGAACTTCTCACCGCCCAGCGCGTCGGAAGCGTCGGCCTTGAGCCTGTCCGCACGTTTCTCAAGCGCGGCCTGCCGTGCCTTGAGCACCTTGTTTTCCTCCGCAATCGCTGCCGCGTCGCTTACGCAGTTTTTGTAAAGCAGCAGCGTGTTTTCAATGATCTCCTCGCGGCTTATACTAAGCTCCGCATACCTTGCCGCGAACGCTTCGGGGTCTGTAAGCTCCCCCGTCTCAGGGTCTACAAACTCGTCGTAGAGATTGTAGATCGCGTTATCTACCCAATAAAGGCTCATTTGCCGTTCTCCTTTTTGTTATTTAAATGTGTATCTCTCGCGCCTCTTAGCGCACTCGGCCTCCGCAGTATCGGCAAACCAAACAAGCGCCGATACAATGCCGCCTATCGTAAAGACGATGCCCATGACGGCCACGCAGAACCAAAACAGTATCATTACCCTTTCCCCTTTCAGCACTTACCCACAAGTGCCCTCAGCTCGTCTATCGGGATATCCAGCGCCCTTGACAGCGCCTTGACCTCTCCGATCTTCCACGCGTCCGACGTTCCGCCCATCATTGAGCGGTAACGCCCTACGCTTATGCCCATTCTGGCGGCAAGCTTGACCTCACTCAGCTGCAACGCGCCTTTTCTACCGAGCACGAGCTCCTTAAGCGGGTCTCTGTCGATTTTGCCAAATCGCGTTCTCGGCATTTTATTTGCCCCCTTCGTTTCTTCGTGCCATGATCGCATCAAACGCCGCGTTAAGCTTCGCCTCGGCGTTCCTGGGCTTGCGCTGGCCGTTGAGTATCATGGAAATATAGCTTTTGTGCACGCCCAACTCATTGGCGATATCTACCTTTGTTACCTTTGCGTTGTGCATGCGGCCTATAAGGTCTCCCGTCCACATTTCCGGCATTTTATCAGCTCCTTTCTGTTGCAATTGCTTACATTTCGTGATACCCTCCTATAAAAAGGGGGTAAGCTCATGCTTAATGACATCCAGTACAAAATCCTTGCTCACTTACAGCCCGTAACATCTGCCAGCCCTAAAGAGCTGTTTGACGCTTTTCCCGCCAAGCAATGCCTCTCAGTTGATGCAGAACTGCACGAACTGTGTGACGAGCTGTCTTTCATCAGCTTTTCGGGCTCGAGCTACCGCATTACTAAAGCCGGAAAGCACGCTTTAAGCGACCACGCTACCATGCTCCGTAGGGAAAAAGCTGCGAGAGTACATGATTACCACATTGCTTCCTACGGCATTGTCGGTGGTTTGCTCTCGGGTTTTGGCGGTTCGTTGATTATCCTTTGGTTACAAGGATTACTGTAACAACCGATGCGAGAATTGCTGCGATTTGCGTTAACAGGAACACCAGTATCCTGAACGCTCTGCGGTTCTTCACTTGTTCTCCCCCCTTTCAAATATTTTTTACAAATGTACAGTTTATTCGCGGCATTCTCATCTTAAAGGAGTTGATTTCATGCGTAGATGTAAAATAGTGATTGCTCTTGTCCTTGCCGCATGTATCGGCATTACCGTTGCATATATAGCCTCGATGACCTCGCTTCTCCCGGGTGTTGAGTTCCGTTATGTTACCAACGGTCGAACCGGTGAACCTGTAGGCCTACTCGGCTCCTTGATCGCTTACGGTTTCGTTTGGTTCATATTCAACGGTCTGCTTTCGGTGTACTTTTGCATTGCAATATCGATAGCCGGTGCCATACTTAAACGATGCGGGTACAAGCAGGAAGTTGAAAAGTTACTGGATGACGACTTAATCTTTAACAGACTCGGAATTTCTACTATAGCTTCGACCATCGTCACCGGCTTTTTTCTTCTGCTTCATATGTTCAGCATCATAAGTATCGCTTGGCTGTGGCATTAGCCTTTCAGCAGCTCATCCACGGTGCAACCCAGCACTCCCGCCACAGCTTTTATGGTCTTGCTCATAGGCTCGCACTTGCCGTCTCTCCACTTACCTATTGAGCCGTTGCTGATGCCGGCTGCTCGCTCAAGCGCCGCTATTGAATACTTCTGTTCTTTTGCCTTGCGGTAAAGTATCTCTGTGTTCATTTTTTCACCTCCTCATAATGTCAAGCATTATTTGCTTGACATTTCGATTTCATTTACATTGTATTAGAATGAAATCGAAGCACTAATTTAACTAAGTTTCTTGACAGAGCTTAGAAACCATGCTAATATGAACTTGACCTTATTACTTCATATTTTTCAAGTCCGCTATATTAGAGGACTTAGTTTCTTGTGCCCTATGTGCATTATTATAACTAAGTTTTCTAAGTTAGTCAATAGAAATCTTAGAAATTTTAGTTTGGCATATTGCACAAACTTCGGTGTATAAAATGAACACAATAGATAAAATCAATTACTATTTAGCCAAGCAAGGGAAAAACGGTGCCGGATTGTGTGCTTATTTAGGCGTATCAAACGGTGTATACAGCCAATGGAACACCGGCAGGACTTCACCGCGAAAAAGTAAACTACCCTTAATCGCCGAGTATTTGGGCGTAACGGTTGAAGATTTACTCCCTGATGAAAGCATAAAAAAAGAGCCCTCCATCCCGACGGATGAAGAGCTCGATAAAAACGATGCTATGTGGTCAGCTTATGACGGCGTGCTTGAAAGCACAAACGGACTGTCATTGCATGACACTAATATTATTTTAAAAATGCTTAAAGACGGTGGGCAGGGCATGACCTATAATGAGCTGCTTGCTTTTGCCTCTGCGCTTAGCAAACTTCCTCCTGAGCGTCGCCAGCACCTTCTTCACTCCGCTGATATGCTTCGGCAAGACAAGTCAGAGCCCTGATCAGGCTGCCGGTGCCGTGCTCCGCAAGATCCATGAGCTTTTCCTTTTCCCACTCGCTGAACATGGGAAAGTTATGATCCAGCTCATAGCGGTACATTGCCAATTCGTCAGCGCTCAGCATCTTTGCACCTCTTTTCCGCAGCTTCATAGCCTTCCAAAAAGCCTTTCCAATGTATTAATTGCTTTTCCTCCATTACGCATATGTAGGCCGTCAGTTTGGTTTCAATTGCTCTGCGCTCCGGGTCTCCGGCTAAATCCTTGAACCGGGTTTTAACGTGCTCAAGTAAGCCTGCTTGCTTTTTTGTCGCATCCGCAGTGAGGCGGTTGAAAGCTTCTTTTTCTTCCGCAAATGCCGGGAAGTACCCAAGCATCTCGCACAGTACCCTCATTTGTTCATCAGTTAACATTTTTATTCCTCTCTCTCATGTATTTGTTTAGGGAGTTGATTTTATGAAAAAACGTCTTATTTGTTTGCTGCTTGCTTTGTGCATGGTGTTTTCGCTTTGCGCTTGTGCCAAGGACAGCGCCGAAACTGTGCCCGGCGACAATAGAACTGTGTATGTCAGTCAAAGCGGCGGCAAAATACATCGTTACAATGATTGCAGCGGCATGAAATACTATGATGTCATGACCTACAGTGAAGCTATAGACAAAGGCTTTACCGTTTGCGAAAAGTGCTTTGGCTGATTTACTTTGTGCAAACTGTGCAGTTTCCGTCTCCAATTTCAGACAAACTGCTAAAAATGTAAATATTTATATCTTTTTTGGCGCAATAGTGCTATTATATGTATAAGCAGTTAAGATATGCTTATTCGTATATCTTAATAGGATATATTTGAATTGTTATTTATCTTATTTAGATAATAACGCATTTGCATATAAAATGCAAGACTTATTATGGAGAATGTCATGTCGCTTGCGTTAAGTTTTATTCTCTTTGCAATACTTGGAGCTGTTTATGGTGCTATTCTATATGGACTGCAACCGCCAATTATCGGCGATCTTCCGAGGGGAAACGACGATATCGATGCTTCATACATAACAATATCGTCAGAATACATGCGTATGAGCGAACGTACTTGTTCGTCCGGCATAGCCCCGTCTGTTCTTATACTCTACCCCTTATCTGTTTTTGCTTTAAATTGTGCTCAAAGCAAAATACCACTTACGATAGCTCTGCTGCTGATTTATGCAATTTTTGCGTTTCTCATTCACCGGCTCGTTATGAAGAAATATTTCCCCCGGTTTGAAGTTGGTCATAACAACAGAGATGAATTAGAATTTTGGCGTATCTCTAAACTTCTTTTAGCTTCTATAAAACGCATCCTGCTCTCAGCTGTTGCTTATATCGTATATTTTATATTGCTTTGGGTGTGTTATGCCGTTGTGCTATGGTTATGACCCCGGCAGTCTGTGACCATCGTCAAACAGCCTCAGAAGCTCCTGTATGCGCTCGTCGCTTGCCTCGGTTATTATTATAATGGTTTTGCTTCTCGCAAGCCACTTAGCCCTTAGGGGTTCGGGCGTAGTTTTTTTCGTGTTGTTTCTCATTGCTGCACCTCTTTAATTTAATCAGTCCTGCCGCCGCGCCAACAGGGCAGGACATTTTTTCACACAGCGTTTGTAAAATATTGCTTGCTGTACTTATAGCGTAGCGCCTGTCTTGGCAAATGTCTATACAGAAATAACCGAAACCTAAAAGAAACAACCGAAATCGATTTCGGGAATTATCCGAAATTTTCGTGTTTTCGCCGAATTCATCGTGTATTTCAATAATTTCTCGTGTATTTCAAAAAATTTTAATAGGGGAGATGCAATGTGTCAAAAATGGAGGACATGCAATCTTACTTTGACGAGTACCCTGAGGCACTGCGAAAAGCGAGAGCTTCAAGCAGTCTTACGCTGGCAGAGCTGGCAAGGATAAGCGGCGTTCCTTATAACAGCATTTGCTCCGTAAACGCCGGAACAACAAAGCAGCCGCTTTTGTTTTACTCCGCCGCAACCTGTAAGGCACTCGGTCTGTCGCTCGATGAGCTGATGGGCTTGCGCGTGCCGGAAGTGCTGACAGGCGAACAACAGCAGCAAATTTACGAGCTTGAGCATGAAAACGGCATATTAAAAAGCACCGTCGAGCATTATAAGGCTCTCGGTGCTGTGTATAAGCCGCTGATATTTGGCCTGATCGGCGTTTGCGCTCTGCTGCTGTGTGCAACGATAGGTTATATCTTTTTAGACATTCGCATGACGCGAGTCGGTTTGTTTCAGTCTGCCGGAATGTCTGCGCTTGCCGTCCTGCTGGCTGTCGTGGTTATCGCGGCAATCGCGCTAATGGCATACGCAGCTAAGATGATTATCAAAAACGTAAAAAGCCCACGGGATTAACCGTGGGCGTTATTCGCTTTAAATTTTATTATGGCGAATATCCAAAGGGGGAAAGCGAATAATGAAGTGCCGAAATTGCAAAGCCGAATTGCCCGATGAGCTGCATTTTACGTTCTGCGGCTATTGCGGTGAGCGCCTTGCCCGCGAGCGCAAGAAGAAAGATGAGATAAAAATACCCACGCCGCGCAAGCGTGGGCAGAGATGGTATGTTGACCTACGCCGCGAGGGCGTGACCGTCATTGAAGACACCGAAGCCGAAGCCAAAGCCAAGGCGATTGCTATAAGAGCAGGGTTTGTTAAGACCCAAAAGAAAACGGATTTGACACTTGCCGAGGCAATAGATAACTACATTGAAAATCGCCGGAACGTTCTGTCTCCGTCAACTCTTGCCGGTTATGGCTCTGTGAAGAAAAACCGCTTTAAGGCCGTAATGGCAAAGCCGCTGTCCGATATAAAGGACTGGCAAGCGGTGATTAACGCAGAAGCGCTCGTGTGCGCCCCTAAGACGCTTAAGAACGCATGGGGGCTTGTGTCACCGGCCATTAAATCCGCCGGTGTGGAGTTGCCCAGACTTACCCTGCCGCAAATTGTGCCTAAAGACCCCGTTTTTCTTACCCCGGAGCAGATACATGTCTTTATCGCAGTCGTCAAGGGAACGCCTGTCGAGATAGCCGCACTACTCGGCTTGCATTCGCTCAGGCGCTCAGAGATCGCCGCGCTTGATTGGTCAAATGTTGATTTGGATAAGCGCACTATAAAAGTGTCGGGTGCAGTAGTCCCAGGAGAAAATTGGACACTTGTTGAGAAGCCGTCCAACAAGAACGCCACATCGACACGAACAATACCTATTATGATACCGGAGCTTTATGACGCTTTGACGGCTGTTAAAAATAAGCACGGCAAGATCGTAACATGCTACATTTCCACAGTATATGATTGGGTCAATGATATTTGCGCTGCTAACGGCTTGCCGAAGCTTGGCGTTCACGGCTTGCGCCATTCGTTTGCTTCGTTGGCATACCATGTTCGCATGAGCGAACAGGCCGCAATGCAAATAGGCGGCTGGTCAGACTATGCGACGATGCGTAAAATTTACACGCATTTGTCTGCACAGGACATAGGCCACGCAGAAAATGCAATGCGCGATTTTTACGACAATTTACCCAAGCAAGATTGATAGTTTACGTCAAAATTTACGACAACACCGCAAAAGTACAGCATTATCAATGCTTTTTTGCTCCACCGCAAAGGTTCGAATCCCTTACGGCGTGCCAAAAAGAAAAAATCCCGAAGTCGTTGAAACTTCGGGATTTTCTTTATTTATCAATGGTTTGCGGCGTTTTTGCGCCGTATATTTTCTAACGTAATCATACAAGAATTAACGTAGATATACACGTTTTAACTTGCAATTTTACGTCAAAATTTACGACAACTTTGTTATGCGTTTTTGAGGATGCTTATTGCTTTCTTGATTGCCATGTGTTCGCTCTCGCCGCCTGCGGTTTTTAGCATCTCTTCGAGCTGTTCTATAGCGTGCTCGCTCTCATCGGCGCGGCTGTAATTTCTGCGGCTATATCCGTCATCCCGGCTATAACGCCCCATGCTGTCGCGCTTGTAGCTGTTGCCTCGCATAAAGCCTTCAGCATCCCATCTGCGGCTGTAGCCCTCGCCCATGCAGATCTTGTCGATATTCTTGATGCTGTGCACAAGCTTGTCGATAATGTCAAGCGCGCCAACGTTTAATTCGCCCTGTTCTGCAATGCTGTCAAGTTCCTCGCAAAGCATATCGCGCAGTCTTTCAAGTGTTCTCATACTCATGTTATTGCTCCTTTCACGCTATTCTGTCAACTATAAGATTTGCATTTGCAAAGTTGACTGCCTGACCGCTCGTGTTCTCTGCTGCTACAGTGAGGCAGCAGTCGCGCGGTACGTTTACATTTGCGGCAACGTAGATATTAAAATAATTCTCAACCGCCGCCGGGGTTATCGTTGCCGTCGCACTGGTGAGCGGTTCGCCGTTTATCGCTAAAGCGGCCGTGATAGCCTCCACGGTGCCGCCGGTAGGTATGGCTATATTCGCGCCAAAGGCAACACGATAACGCGCTCTGCACTGGTTTGTGAGGCCTCTGAGCGTAACAATGCCTGCGCCCTCGCGGTGCACTATGCTGCAATTACCGGCTACCGCAGTCTCGGTAAGAGGTACGTTCTGCCCGGCTGCTACGGTCACGATGTTTGAGTTCGTAAATTCAGCCATCGTTTTCGCTCTCCTTTCCGGCGATACCGAAAGGTATCGACAGCGACATGGTTTTTATCATGTTTTCAAAGTAATCGCCTTTTTCTGTTTCGTTGACAGTCTTGATGATATACGCGAAAGTGTTAAGTTCGCTTACATCGAGCGTGTCAAGATCTACATCCATAAGGTAGTCAATGAATTTTTCTTTGAGTTCTTTGCAAGTTGCCATATAATCAGTCCTTTCATAAGAAATGCGGTGAGGCTATGCGCCCCACCGCTTATCGTTAGTATCGGTAAAGGCCGAACATTTTCGTAAAGTCACGAAAAAGCTAAACTATGAGATTTGTTATGCGCAGCTACCGCATGCCCCGCAGGGTGCAGACGAAGCCCAAGGGTTACAGGTGATGTAAGCCGGAGTCGGGCAAGGCCGCAGCTGAGATACGAGGTAATTGTTCTGCGCAGCCTGCGAAGCCGCAAGCTTGAGGTTCTGGTTCTCGGTCTGCAAATCCTGCATCTTGCTGTTGACGAGGAAATCGAGAATTGCCTTGCTGTTGCTGTTTGCGTTGTCGATAATGTCGCGTGTTGCGTTCTGCACAGTGTTGCGAGTATCGCAAGCCTGCGTTGCCATATCATAACGCACCTGAGCAATTGCCGCGCGGTTCTCGCAGCAGCACTCCTGAGCCTGCATCTGCATTGCGTTCAGCTGCTGCATAAGTGCGGCCTGCTGATTGCAGCGCGACAGCTCGGAAGAGTAGAAGCCGTTTGTGACCGCCTGAGTGACACCGGCGAAGCCGTTAAGCATTCCCGTGTTCATGGCATAGAAGCCGTCACACAGGCCGTTGTTAACGTTGTCAAGCTTTCGCTCGATGTTTGCAAAGTCGGAAGTCAGAACGTATCCGTCCATCACTCCGCCATTGTTACCGCCCCAGCCGTTGCCGCCCCAGCCGAAAAGCACGATGAAAAAGAGGATTATCCACCATCCATCACCGCCAAAACCGCCGAAGCCGCCGTTTGCTGAGGTTGGTGCAACCGGCATGGTCATTACCGGCGCATCAGAAGAAATCGCCATTGTTTAGTTTTCCTTTCGATATGTATTTACAAATACCCGGCCGGATAAAATGTACCTACTTCATAAGCGCCTGAAACTGTTGCGCAAAGCTCTGCGCCTGGTTGAGCTGCTGTTGTGTTATCTTTCCGCTTTGCAGCATTTTTTGCACTTCCTGTTGTGGGTCTCCTTGAAACGTGCTTTTAAATTGCTGAAAGCGCTGCACGAGCTGCTGAAACTGCGGATTAACTCCGCCGCCGAGAGCTTCAAACAAAGGATTACTCATTGCTTACCTCCTTCGGCATAAGCGCCGCAACTTGCTTTACAAGTGCCTCATACTCCGCCCGGGTCACATAGTCCGCAGTCGGCTGAGCCGGTGTGCTCTGCGCTCGTTCCGTGTAGTCAAGAATGCGCATAGTCGGCATGCCTGCCGTGTCAACGGATTTAAGATAGATCGTTTGCCGTTCGCTGTCCCAAAGCGGAACAGTGTTTCCGGCAGCTACTAAATACGCTTTACCTGCCGCCTCTCCCTGCACCCAGATCATGCCCTGCTGTGCAGGCTGCTGCTGTGCTCGCATCTGCGCGAGGTTGTCCATCATAGGCGGCTGATAATATGGTTGCCCATACATGTTGCCGTAACCGTAAGCCATGATTAATCCTCTCTTTCAAAGTAATAAACCGGCACTTCCTCGCCGCTGTCCCACGTGTCGTAGTAATCGCCGTTTACGACGGCCACGACGTGCCCGGACAGTGCAAGGACATAAACGCCGTGCGGATGTTCATCGGCGAAGGCGGCGACTGTGTAGCACTCCGGGCAAGCATCTGGCAGCATGCGCTGTCTAAAGCCGTTGGCTTTGAGGTAACTTCCCCAGACGCTGTTTCCCGAGGGCATGTCGTGCGCTCTCAGACCTTCAACGCACAAAGCGAGATAGGTCTTTTCCCAGTCCGTTCCCATTGCTTTTGCAATTGCTCTCACTGCGCAATCGCCGACGCGCTTAGCGCCCGGATTAGGATTAAAAAACACGAACATTTCGCCGCCTCCCTTTACCTAAAGCTTAAAGCTTTTCCGCTTTCAAAGGGGGTAACTAATGTCCGTGTTATGGGGAAAATGGGCGTAAAAAAAGGGGAGGTTTTGCCTCCCCTCAGCTTTTGAAAAGCCGCTCGTAATTATGTTCTATTTTGGCTCTTGCCGTTGTGATTCTCTTCGAGACGGTTTTTCGGTCAAGCCCTATTTCTTCTGCTATGTCTATCTGCGGAATTTGCTGAATGAAATACAAATCCGCTATCCTACTGCCCTCGCGCCCGAGATTGGAGCTGTATATAAGCTCATCCCACTTCTCGCGCGGCAGCATTGCCATGTCCGGCCTGAGCCGTAATCGCGCCTGTGTCATTTATCACACTTCGGCTTATCGTACTCCATAGCCTGCTTGCTGTCGCTGACTCCGGCGGTCGTTGGGTCTGTGACTACGCCGAGAATGGTAAGCACCGCGAACAGCGCGTTTACAACGGCCAGCAGCTTGTCGCCCAGTGCGTCAAGCTTGAGATCAATGCCGAACACAGCCGCCACTACCTGAATAAGCAGCAGCAGCGCCGGGATTAGCGCAAGCCAAAAGGTTTTGTTTTTAATGCGTACAGTCCAGTTGATTTTCATAAATGTGCCTCCTGTTAATGATGATGATTTTTCATGTCGTCTTCAAGATCGCTTATGCGATGGTTGATTACCTTAATCTGTTCCTCTACCACAGGCATACGCTTTGCAAACTTGTTGTGCTCCCTGACCTCGCGTGTCAGCTCGATCACCTTTGTTTCCATTACCGCCTGTGATTTGCTGTTGCTGATAAGTACGCCGATAAGCGTTAAAACGCCGGTTATGATAGCTACGACTACACTTTCAACCATTATTTTTTAATTATCCTCTCGCAAAAAATTATCGTCCTGAGCATGTCCTCGGTCAGGTCAACCACGCCGTCGCCCTTGCCCTGAATAACGCCGTCGGCCATAAGCTTCTTCACCGTGTCGCGGTAAAGGCCTTCGGGAACGTCGTTGACCGTTTTCCATCTCACCATATCCTCATCCTCCGTTTTCTGTGTGTATTTCGGCCTGCCGAAGCCGTAGACCGTGCTGCCGAGATACCGGGTAACGCGCTGTACGGCGTTGCCGTAGTTGCCCTCTATGGTGACGAACGTGTTGCCGTTTACGCTTTCGACAATTCCCGTGTGGCAGGGCAGCCCGTCGCGGCTGTCGCGCTGAAAATACTGGTCGCCCACCTGCGGCTTGGTGAAAAACCTCGCCTGTGCCGCGTAATACTTCGCCCAGCTCACGCAGCTTGCGCCGTATGGCCCGGTAAGGCACAGAACATCCTTTGCCTCGCTGCCGGCAATGCGCCAGAAGCACCACGCTACAAAGCTTGTGCACCATTCATAGCCGTTCTTCGGTGTGTTCCAGAACTTTGCCTTATCAAGCTCTGCCTGAAACATCGTGAAGTTGCCCTTTCCGGCGTTATCCTCAAAGCTGTATAAGTCCTTGTCCGATGCCTTTTCCTTATAGCCTATGTACTTTGCAGCTAACGTGAGCACCTGTTTCGGGGTAATGTTCATGGTTGAAAAATCACCGTCCTTTATTATCTCGGTGGGCATTTTTTATTTTACCCATCTCGCGCCCTACGAGATGTTCTTCAATTTGTGGCGGTTGTAAATCTTCAAGGATAGCTATTCTTTTTTTCGGGCTTGTGCTGTCTATCTAAACTGAGCCGCCGCAGTTTTCTTTTTACAAGCCGCCTATTTATAAGCCCCCGAACGGCAGGGGGCAGTATTGCAAACGGCATTAATGCCGGTCACAAGCTACGCATCCTCCCACGCGCTCGGCAGCGCCGACGCATCGTGTACAACATTATCCTGCAAGCACCTGTGTACCTTGCCGGAAGCGTCCTTGTAGCATTCGCCGGTCATGTACATGCCGCTCGTTCCGAGAGGGGCTACCCATGCTTTAGCCTTGGCCGGGTCGGTCGTGTGGCATAGCCCCCACAGAGCGCGAAGCGTTGACGGCCTGCCCTGATAATTCGCGGCGTTGTACGGCTGTATAAGCGTCCACACCTGCCCCTCGTCCGCAACCGGCGTACCGGCGGGACATGCGCTGTAATCCTTCTGCGCGTCGAAATCGGGCACTTTGCTTTCTTCCGCGATTATCGCCGTGCCGTCCATCGTGCTTGCGCGTCCGCGCAGATTGAGCGCATCGTCCGCGCCCTTTTCCTTCATTTTTGCGATCGCTTCATCTTTCGTCATATGCTGTTAACCCCCTCTCTGTAGGCTGCGTCGAGTGCCGCCGGAGTTATTGCGTCTGCAATTTCGGCCTTCATATCCTGCACCGTACTCGCGCGATCGTTAACTTCAAGTATTCTGCCGGTCTGTAGCCACGCAGCGAGATTATTTTCAATCTCCTGCTGTAGCCCATCGCGCTGCTTAACGTGAAAGACATACTCGTCATATTCGTACAGCGGTGCAGCGTTTTCATCATCCGTCGGGGTAATGTCCTTGACGTTTTCGCGCACCCTGACTTCAACGTAACCCGGCATAGGCCAGTAGCTTTCAACCGTTACGGTTGTCGGAAAACCATTTCCTTGTACTCTCATGATGCTGCCTCCTTATTGTGGTATATAGACTAAACGCGAGCCGGACTGATTTGAATATGACCCGCTAGGTGTATTCAAATCGGCAGTAAACAAACCGCAAGCAGCTTTTGAACGCCACCCTCCACTTACTGAAACCGTTTTCCAACCGGACTCTGAATAGCAGCAGTCGCACATGAAAGACGATGAACCGCCTCCTTGGGTTTGGGGCAGCATAACATGTACATTGTCGCCGATATCAAGCCCTACTTGTTCAATAAATTCGCCACTCCAATTACCCACATGTTCGTAAGAAAGTAGCGAATAATCTATTGAAGTGTCATCTGCATATTTAGATGGATCATTGCATACATAATACGCGTTATCGTGCGCATTCACACCATCTACACTTTCAAACGTGTTTCCCCACAGGCCCTCAAGGCCACGCCAAACCACATCGACTTGGTCAGCGGTACCCGCTGGACGTCCCGTAAGGTTTGGTACATTGTCACAGCTGCCGGTGCGTTGCGCATCATAAAAAGCGCTAGTATTTGGAGAATCGGAATAGCCCGCTCCTATAACGGCCTGCACATCATTATTTGCGAACTCAACAAGAATTAACATTTGAATCGCAGATAATGTAGATATATCGAGGATCTGCCAACCAGTGCCTTTCGTTTTCGCCGAACTCCTAAATGATGCTCGGCTGCGCTGCGTAGTCGGTTCTGCATTGCTTTTAGATAACTTGTCAGAAGAGGTCTTGTAAGCACCAACATAAACGCAGTCTTTTGGACTATTTGCGTGATTAAAGGCAGGGTGCAATGTAAACCCTTCCAGTTCGTTCTCAGCAATTTTTATGTATTCTATATCGCCTTCTCTGTACCGCTTATACCAAAATTTCGGTATTTTTACCATTACATCGCCGGTTGATAGCGTTTCACGTGTGATATCACTCCAAGGGTAATAATCGTCAAAATCACTTACCCCGGCAACTACGCCGATGGAGGCAGTAGCCGTAAACGATTCAGCGATATCCGTTCTCGCCCAAACCGGTGATGGTTTTGTAATATCGCGGCTGATGCCAAATATCTGAACTGCGTAAACCGCCACCTTTTTAAATTCGCCATCTGTTGAGATATCAACATTTTCAGACTTGACATTTTCACCAAGTGTTGCTGTTACAGTCCACGTCCCCTTACGCGTCACTTTGAATGAGCAATTACCAGAGGTTGCAACTGCGGTCAATGTTGTACCGCCATTCGAACACGTGCACGTAGCGCCTTTATTAGAAATAACCTGTATGATAGCGGCAAACGATGAGCCGCCGCCGGCATGATTGATAAGAGGCATTACAAATCCCTCCTGATTATTAATGTCACCGGGATATCCGTTGTCGGCTTATCGCCCAGCGCGACGAGCTGGATGCTGCCTGCCGCCTGTGTGCCGCCGACGATCATTGCACCCGACAGCGCCTCCAGCTGCGCCTGTGTTATCCCGTTGTTCTCTCGCGGCAGAAGCTCGACCGCCGATGTCGCCGTGATGTTGGAGTTGCTGAGGGTGTATTTCTTCGCCGTTGTCCAGCTCGACGCATACAGCGTTGTGTTTACTTTGGTGCTGAGTCCGGCAGAGGTTAGTATCCATGTATACCCCGTCGCTTCTGCCGCCGTGCAGTACCAGACGCGTTTGTTCGTTTTGTCTATGTACTGCTGACCGACCGTTCCAACAGTCGATGTCGTCGGCGGCGCGGTGCCGATGATGGGTTCGGGCAGATTTTCAAGAGCTTCGTAAACGGCGCCCGAGGTTATCGGGTTTGCACTGCCGGAAGTGGGAGTGCCGTCAAAAGTGAGGGCGTTCTGCTTTGCGTTCCACTCTGTTCTCTCTGTCTCCGTGATATGCTTTGTTGTGTCGGCAACGTGAGTTGTAAGGTTGCCCTGCACAGCCGCCGCCGCGCCGCTTGCATCCG